TAGACGTTGAAGTTCTAATAGCACCATTAATATCAAGTTCAAATTCAACAGTATCTAGAGTAGCGGTTGCCGAAGCACCAGCACCGCCACCTCCAGAAAATGTAACATTAGGAGCAGTAGTATATCCACTACCTGGATCATTAACAGCAATATTTGAAACTTGACCGTTAATACCAACAAACGCTGTTGCTAGCGCCTGAGTACCACCAGCTGGTGGTGGATCAATATTAACTATTGGTGGATTTGATAAGTTATAACCAGAACCTCCAGTAACAACAATAATAGTGTCTACTCGCTGACCTGTTCTATTGATACCAATTCTTGGCAATCCACTCAGGGAATCTACTTCTGCTCGGAAAACTTCTCGTTCATCCGAACCAGTACCGATCCTGATCGTAGCTTCATTATCACCGATAAGTTTAGGGTTTACGCCTCTAATTTTTTCTTTATCGGAATTAATATGAAAACTCATGGTGCTACCTAGCTCCGCCGTTAAAATCCTCTGTTATATTTAGCATCAAGACCAGGCAATACTAATTACTTCAGTAGATACAGCCCACTTAATAAGTTGCGTAGTTCCTGTTCTAATGGTGGAATAACTAAATCTATTGGTAGCAGTAAATGTATTAATAGTCCAAGATTCTCCTACTGGAATATCTTGTTTGATGATTGTTAACATACTAGAAAGAACAGTTGTTAATCCAGAAGCATTACAATTTACTGCGCTCTCAATTTTTCCTGAATAGACAGTTCCATTTGGATTTACACCAATAAAATGACCAGTAATAAAATTCATCGTACTATTGGTGAGAGGAATAGTAGTTCCAACATCATCAATTGATAAAGTAGCAGTGTTGCTACCTCTTAAAATATAATTAGTTTTATTGCTATCACTAAAGAATCTATTTTTTAATTCAATGGTGTTTAAATCCTTAGCATTTCTAGATTCATCTACAACGACTGTTTCGTTAATAGAAAATCCACCTAATGAATCAAATTGTTTTAAATTACTTGCCATTTTACTTAATAGTTTGTGTTACTAGGGTGAACGAAACCACGTCTCCATTGGAATGATCATCGGAAAGAGTTAAACTAATTCTAGTTTCATTCAATGCAGTAATATCAAAACTTGTGGTAAATCCATCTGCAGAAGTATTTAACGATCCAATCTCTATAAAGTAAATATCAGTGCCATCATCAATGACAGAATACTTTGCCATAGATTTTTTACCACTACTTGATTTAGAAATGACAGTAACATCACAACCTTTAGCAGATGCAATACTGTAGAGAATTGCGGAAGAATTATTAGTGGATCCTTTTGTCAATTGAAAAGTTTTTGTAGCAACAGCATAATCTGCTAATTCAAAATCTTTTAGGTCACCATCAAAAATTTTAACTCCATTGAAAGTTCCTGTGCCAAATCCAGTATTAAGGTATACATCACCTTGATCATCAAGTCTTAATACTGGATCTACATTTAATCCACTTGAAAGTCCTAAGTCAAAGTATTGCTTACTAGTGCTAATAAACGTAGTATCTGCTCTAGTATTATCAATGGTTGTAGCAGAACTATCTAAGGTAAGAATATCTGTGTTTAGTGCTAATGAATTTCCGCCACTAGTTGTAATGGTATCAATATTTGTGAAATCAAGCTCTGTCCCACTGAGTTTAATAGTATTTACATTATTATTATAGAAATACAGGATATTTTCATTTGCTGCTGGTGCAGTTTCTGGAATAATATATGTGTTTCCATCAACGTCTCTAACTCCACCCAGAGAAGACCAGTTAGATCCACTGTATCCTTCAAACTGAGATATTGATGTGTTGTATCTAATCGATCCCTGGGAAGCAGAACCTCTTTGATTAGTATTACCAACTGGAATTACTAAAGAAGTTGGAGCATCAATGCTTACCTTCTTACCAGAGTTTGGAGTCAATACCAAATCTTGAACAAGAGTTGAAATTACATTGTCCAGAATTTTTGTTTCTTGACTAATAATCAAAGGACAATCTTTATTTGGTCCTACTCTCAGTTCTTCTACCTCTGTAAATTCTAACGGAGATACAGATGAAGAATACCAAGTTAATTGTGCAGTTCCATTATTTACAACTCCAGAAGTGTGTGTTGGTTCACTTCCCGAAGTTGCTGTTGTTCCTGCTCCTGTAACCTCATACAAATTATTTTTATACTTCAAATACTGACCGACTGAAACGGGAGTGTTTGATGACCATACAGAGAATGCTGGGAGTCCTAATTTACCAGAAGAAATTTTCTTTACATTTCTAAAATCTAAAAATTCTGGAGTTAATTTTAACGTGTTAGCATTATCGTTATAGAACCATAATGTATTATCATTTGCTCCAGTTGTTAGTTCTGCAAGGATATAAGTATTTCCATCAATATCTCTTACTCCTCCAAGAGAAGACCAAGAAGTCGTTGTTGCATTATATCCTTCATATTGTTCTGTAGTAGTGTTAAATCTAATAGAACCATTCTGCGCTAGTGTGGTTGGTCTATCTACAGTTGCACCAGCAGGAATAACTAATGCAGTAGAAGAATCAATTTTAGCAACATTTAAAGCTGGCGGTCTTAGTACAAGATTTCCATTGGTAACATAAAATTCATTATCTTCAATGAATCCAATGTTATTGACATTTAGTTTATCATTGGTTCTTAAGATACCACTAGTAGTAATTTCACCAGAAACCGAATTTGCTGTAATTGTCGATCCAACATTTACATCTCCACTAATGTTTGTAGTTTGGGATGAAATTGTTAATGTAGATGCGCTTATAGTAGTAGCATTAAAAGTTGTAGCTGTTAAAGAACTTGATTGTAATGATGTTATAGTTGCAGAATCAATGGTTGCACCTGTAGATGTCAAATCAACACAAGTTATTGAACCAGCATCATTGTTAATAGTAATAATATTTTCTACTGTAACTTGTGACACACCAATAGACAATCCACTGCCAATTAATCTGGGATTGCTTGCTGCAATTGAAACTGTAGACTCTAAACCATCTTCTCCCGCCATATCTGGGTGGAGGAAGCAATAGTAATATAATGTAGATGGTGTGGACTCATTAACTTTAAAGATAATATAGTTTGAATTGCCCTCTCTTGTAATACCATCTGTATATTCAGATCCAGTAAATTCCAGAGTCATAGACCCAGGATTTACTGGTAATTTTGAAAGCGTTATAGTTGTAGCATCTACTACAGATTCAACTACAGTATCTGTTTCAATCTCACCAGCACCAATTCCAACTTCAGAAACTAACATTCCCTCAAGAATTCCTGTAGTTGATGAAACAGTTACTGTTTTTGTAGTGACATCAACAGTTGCAGAGATGTTTGTAATATTTCCTGGATCCCATTTCCCATCTCTACTTCTACTAAATCCAAATGGATGACCACTTGGATAATTGAATCTATAAGTATTTCCAGGATATAAAGTTAAACTTGGTCTATACAGTGCTCCATTGCCATCATCAAGATCAATAAAATACTTATTTTTTTGTTCGGAAACATCAACAGTACCATTTAAAGATGTGTTTGTAGATACTTCTAGAACATCTGATTGGTTTAATCCTAAAGAACCAATGATAATATAATCAATATTACCGCCATTTAAAACTACTTCATAAACTTCACTAGTAATTCCCGTAGAAAGTTGATTTTGTACTTGCTGTCCTACTTGGAAAACTCCAGCTGGAACTGCTGGTGAAAATGTTACTCTTTCTGTGGTCTGAGAAGAAACCTGATATGTAATAGTTTGAAGTAAATTTGTTGGATCTACAGTTAGACTATCACCAACAGAATATCCATTTCCAGCATCAGTAATAATAACTTCACCAACAGTTCCAACTGCATCGATTGTATATTGAAGTGGAGTAGATCCAACACCATATGGGGGAGATGTTGAAATTACTGCTGGACCAGCAGATGTTGGAATTTCTGATAGAAAGATTGTAGTTGCATCAATAATAATACTTACAGATGTATTTGCTGCAAATTGACCTGTCCCAGAAGTTACAGTAAGAATATCTCCCTGATTAAATACGTTACTATTAGGTACTGTTAGTTGCTGAGGATTTGGTGATGTAAATGTTAATGAAGCTGCACCAGAAACCAGAGGTGCTGATGTCAAAGTTAATTCTGTAGCACTATCAATACTTTGAACAGTAGCAGTTGGATCAATAATACCAACATCTCCAGGATCTTGAGTAACAGACATACCAACTACAATACCTGTTGTTGAAGCAACAGTAATCTGAGCACTTGCATTGTTTAATGTAGTTGATACTCCACTTACCTCTCCTGGGAGAGTTACACTGATACCACTAACACCTGTTGGTAAAGAAAGAACTTCTCCAACTACATATCCCGCTTCTTTAATCTGGAATATTAATTCATCAATAATTCCTGGATTTGTTGTAATTTCATAATTAAATCCGTTACCAGTTCCACCAATATCCGCTGTATTAGCAGTCAAGATATCTCCATTTTGATATCCAGAACCTTCGTTGGAAAAAGAAACTGTATTAACTGCACCTGTAATTACTACAATTTCGGCAACAGCTCCATTTCCATTTCCACCAATTAGATTTACACCACTGTATACACCATCAGTGTATCCAGATCCAGGAGTAACTGTTCCATTAGCAATTCCATCTACTGAAAATGTTACTGTAGTTCCAGCACCAGAACCACCAACCATATTGACGTTGGAGAAATTACCTTGCAAGTATCCTTCACCATCAGTGGTAATTGATCCTCCAAAATTTTCAACAGTAATTGAAGATAATGCGCCAGTACCAGTACCACCAACAATTTCTACATTGGTGTACGTACCACCTTCATAATTTTGTCCGCCAGATACAATGAAAACTCCTTGTGTGCTCAGTCCATTTTTTTGTAAAATTACATCTTTAAAGAAAGTTGTTGACGAAGATGCAATGTTTAATAATTTTTTACCATCAGAAACATATTGAATAGTATTATTGGTAGGTCGAATTATACCTAACTCGGGTTCGTTAGTAAAAGCCAGAGATGGAATGGCAACGGTTCCATCACCCAATTTCAAATTACCAGTAGCAAGATCACTGCCACCTGCGGTGACATTAAAAATTTGTGTACCGATTTCATTAATTTTTACCCTTTGCTGCTCAAAGGTATCTGTTCTAGCGACATTAATTGCTGGCATTTTTGATTAACTCTCGCAGTAAGGCTTTGATTTCAGATAGTTCATCCTTCAAGTTATTTATGTCGTCTACAACTGTCTCGATGCGGGACATCTTACGTCTCGCCTCAACATGTTTGAGGAATTCTCCACGGTTTGCATTAACAATAGCACCAGTTTTAGGATCACGAACAAGTGAATCGTGATCCTTTACTTTAATATAATCCATCAATAAGAAGCGACGGCACGCATATCTTGAATCTTAGGTACAAATGCTGGATTATCGGACTTCATAACAATCTTGATGCCAAAGGATGAGAACTCTGGGAGATCTGATACACTGTATTCTAGTTCTTGATAAGAACTTTGCTTCTCTGTAATACTTGAAATTGTATTCTCAGCAGTAGCAACAATATCAAAGTCTGGTAGACCAGTTCCATTAAAGTATTGATATTCAATAACATCAAAGGATTCTTGACTAGAAGATTCCTTGTATCTAAACAGAACTTGAATATCTGCAATATCTTTGACATTTGCAGTCAACTTAACATTGATTGAAGTACCAGGGTTACCAATAGAAATTTCTTTAGTTACATACTTAGCAACTGAAGAACTATTAGAGAATCTAATTTCTGGTGAGTAGTCGATACCATCCGTGTAGACGATTTCTTGGACCTCCCAGTATGCAGATTCATCATCTTCCTGACCAGTGTATGATAGAATATCACCAACACGGAAGATATCTTCGACACCTTCTCCACTTCTTGCAACAGGTGGTTCAACAATAGACGCTTCAGAAAGTGTCTGATCGAATGTAGTGGAACCATATGGTTTTTTATCATTCTTAACAGTAATCTCTTGATTCTTGATATCAAAGAATGATACTTTACCTTCAATCTTAGCAGTAAAGATATCAGTAAATCCAACATTTCTAGCAGTTACAGTAGCGCCAACGTTAGGAATTGCAGGTCCACCCGTTCCACCAAACTCAACCCTGACAGGATCTGAGTTTACAACTGGTGTTCCATTGATTCCAGAGATTGATAGTTGATCATTCTTGGAGAATGGATTGACCGTAGAAATTCTTACGTATACAATTGTGTCTCCACCAACTTCGACAACTCTTGCAATAGTTCCTTTTGCCTGAGATCCAGCAGATCCAGCATTTGCAGAACCAGTTGCTTCAATGCTAACTTCTTGATTGGATAGAATATCCTGTCCATTCAGGTTACCAAGCGTGAATGAATAAACATCCTTCAAGATTAAACGAGCATCTCTTCTTCCATATCTGTCTTCTTTACCAGAAGCTTTCTCAATTCTATTTGTAGAAGTAATTACAGCAGCAGATGACAAGTCAATTGCTGGTGATAGATATGAAACATCAGATCTAAAATCGATCTTATACTCAAGTGAACGATCAACGTTGTTTAGAACTTGGTTGATTCTAGAAGCAAGAACTTTCTGGTTTGTGAAATATTGAATCTCATTCAAGAAAGTCTTTTCATAAGTGGTCTGAGAGTAAGACACATAGTTCTGGGTGTCAGAATCTACAGGAATTACATTGGTGGTTTTTACAGTAGAAACAATGCTAGTATCGCTGAATGAAAGATAGTTGACTTGTGGGAACAATCTTTCAAACTTTCTATTATAAACTGCTAGAACAGCGCCGCCTCCACCTTTGACACTGCTAGAAGCAGTTGTGCCATTTTCAATGTTGTAACTATCAACACCAACGTTAGAAACCTTGAATAGACCAGTGTTCAACTGTGTGCTGGAAACACCGCCTACTCCATCTGCACCCTTGAAGAATACATATGATTTTCCACTGTCTTCCATTCCATTGTTCTTATGATATACTTTGACAATCTTATTATTGAGTTTAAACAGTGGTGATGTTGCATTCTGATCTGAGACTCCACTAGTCTCAAATGGATTCATGCCAAGATACTCATATCCAGGATTTTCATTACTAATTCTCAAACTTGCAGTTCTGGACGTGTCAAACTCTGCACGATTTAGTCTAAACTTAAGATCTTCAAACAGATCTTCTGTCCAGTTGTCTGTGTTCTGTGCCTTGTAGACAGAACCAAGCAAAGGTTGAGTGGTTACAGGAGAACTGGTAACAATCTCAGTCTCGCCTAATCTAGATGCCCAGAGTAGATACTCTGTGGAATCTGTTTCTACAACCAATGCATACTTAGTACCATTTTGTAGATATACAGGATTCTTAAACTTAAACTTAGTTGGGATTGTTGAGTTGGTTGTGCCTTCTGTGTCAACCGCTACACCCATTCTAACAGCGGGTGTATCAATCGTAAGCTTGGCGGTGATAACTGCACCTCCATTGCCAGTTCCAACGCCCTTTATGACGATTGCAGGGGGTGCTGTGTAACCAGATCCACCTAGAGATACAGAAGAGTTATAGATTCTTCCTCCAGAGATGTTTACAGCGCCACTTGCCTGACTACCACCAGGAAGTTGTGGACTTTCAAATGTCAAGAAAGCAGAATCATAGTTTTGACCAGTTGCAGTAACTTCCAAGTCTGTTACTCTACCAGCATCTTTGGCAATGGTTAGACCAAGATTTGTATTGTTCTTATTGTTGTATTCTGTGATAGAATCAATGATAAGTCCTTCATTTTGGATATACTCTTTGCCATTGTGATTGGATAAGACAAGAGTATAAACTTGGTCGTTAGAAACGATTACTTTTCCATCAGCAGAAGCAGTAACTTCGATGTTAGTGGAGTCAAGAACTTTAAGTAGAGGTCCACTACATGCAGACTGAGAACCAACAATGTTTTCACCAACAGTCAATGTAGTTGTGCCATTTGCATACGCACGGATTAATGTGTTTGGAGACAGTGTTGCCTCAGCACCAGGAATGATATGCTTTGCTGGTTTGTCAACTTCGGTATTTGTAAGATATACTCTTACAGGAATGTTAGTGCTCTTCTTGTTGAAGTAAAGTTCTGCACTAGTTACAAACAATCCACCTTCAAATGCCTCAATGCTGAAAGTTTGTGCAAGTGGATTTGGTTTGATCTCAACATCAGTAACACTATCAATCTTTTGGATACCTTCATTTGCTTTGAAGTAAGCAGGAGAAGTTGCATTAATTGATGGTGGATTTTGAGGTAGTTTACCAATAGCATAATACTTCAAATCAGCGTAGGTATCTACAGTATCTTTTGCTTCATTAGTTGCACTAGATGTGAACCTGATAGTTTTGATGCCAGTTGTAATTCTTAGATCTGGTTGTGTAGTATCGTATGATACTGTATTAACATCTCCAGTCCAAGTTGCATTCTCTACTGGTGGTTTTCCTGCAGGAATGATGATAATACCGCTAGCGTTTCCATTTTCGTCAGTTGTAATTGGAGCATTAAAACCAATAGAAGAGTTACCTGCAATTCCAGTAAATCTGCTGTCAGGACATGTCCATCTAGAAATATCATTTCCTTCTAGGAAAGGATATACAATAGTAAATGGTTTTAGTCTTCTTACAGCAAACTTAACAGGTGTTGGTCTAGCATAAAACTTGAGTGAAGTTGCAACTGAACCCTTCTGGTCAGAATCAGTAGCAAGACCCTTACCAATTTCATTGTTATCTGGACTTACGTTTGAACTACTGGATACAGATGCCTGAGATACCTTTTCAATCGAAGAATCGGAATTGGTAGTGCCAAATGAAGTGATGCTACCAAATGTTCCTTTGGAACCTACCCAGTTAATAATGAAAGAATTGAAGATGCTAGAGAAGGTTTCTGTAGTATCATCCTTTGCAATAAAGATTGAATATAAACCAGTGTTGTTGTCTACAATAATTGGTTCAATGGTATCATCATACCAGGAATCAATCTGTGGACTTAGTTGACCTTCTCCAACATACTGGAGAGCAACAAATGGATTTGGATTGAGAGTCTTGGTTGCAAAATCATTTCCAAGAACTTCTAGTTCTGAATATGGAAGAGTAACAAGATCTCCAGTCTTTACATAACCATTAACAAATCTTTGATCGGTTGTTGTATTGACTTCTAACAAACGTAAAGAGTCTTCTTTGTTTGGTGCTCTGAGAACAGACTGTTGGGTATCGACAGCACATCTGTAATCAGCAGATGAAATTTCACCAACTCCATGAGTTTCAAAGTTATCAACCACAAATCCTGTCTTAAATCTATCAAATCCAATAGAATCTCTAATCTGCATGTTGAGAGCTTGTTGCTCTAGAATGCTAAGAGTAGTATAATACTCAAGACGCTCAATGCGCTTCTCAAGTTTACCAATATCCTTCATCGTATATCTACGATTATCAACAGGCAAGATTCTTACATCTTTGCTGCTTGCAGTAAACGCAGGAATATACAGATAATAAAGTGGGATAGCGTCATCGATTAGTTCTGGTTTAGTTGGGTTCTGTGAAGAGTTACCTTCTTTTAGAACAAAGTTGCCCTTTTTGGTTAAGAAGACACCATCAATTCTGTTTAGGAATTCTGTTTGAGTAAACTTAAACGTATACTCAAGGTTCTTATCTGGTGCAGGAACAACAGATGCAACACCACCTTCACCAATAAAGTTTCTAATGATTGCTTCTCTAGAAGACTGATCTTGGAAACCAGTTACGAAAGATGCAGAGTCAACTTTTGGTCTGAAGTCAAATACGTTCTTAAGAGAAACAATGCCATAGACAGACGAGTTGAATGTTGGGATTTCTTCTAAAGTTACGCCAGCTTCATGCAAGTAACTATCTACGGTACAGAAATCTCCTTGTGAGTGCTCAAAGTAATCGAATGCAACTACAAGTTGTCCAACAGGAGCTTCAAATCCTGGTTTTAGAACAATTCGTGATACATCATAGAATGTATCTCTCTGTCCATCATCAAAAGTAAATCTCTCAGTAACATCAACACCAGAAACTAAGTTGCCAGCACTGTCAATTGTTGGTGGGGATGAAGAAGTGCCTTCATACACATACTTGAGTTTAAAGACATCAGAGTATGTTGATACATTAGTTGCTTCGGTATCAAAATTCTCTCCTCTTAATGGAACAGTTCTGTCTCCTGCAGACTTGATAAGAATTCTTCTGTTTCTTACAACAGTTTTGATTCTTGGTCTTGCTTTATCTAATTCTAAAGTTGCACTTAGTTTTAGAGTTGGGAATGGTTCCTGAGTTGCTCCAAAAAATTCTTGTGGTAGGTTAACTCTGACACTACCAGCATTCAATCCACTTGCTAAATCAGTGGTGTTTTCTGAGACAATATTATCTTCTGTTAGGTAGATTACATCACCTTTTGCAACTTTGGTTGCCGAACCAGGATTTAGTACCGTCATTACAAAATTCTCTGGCGAGAATGCAGCAAATCTTTGAGTACCAAATGGCAACTGTGCTGTAAATGTAATGTTACCACCACTAGATGCTGCTTCGGTAATAAAGTCTTTTCTGTAGAAATATGAAATCTTAGAGTCTTCATTGCTCTGAGAAATGCTTGCAACCTGACTTCCACCAGTTGGATATAGCAGCGATCCCTTAGAAGAGTTCTCAATGTTTGACTCTACCTTAACAACACTACCGTTTACAACATCAGCAGCAAGTGCAGTGTCTAAGTAGATTCTTGATTTAAGTGTTCCCTCTGGTTTGGTTGCATAGGAAACCATAACTTTTTCGGCAACAGAGTCTGCATCTGTAAACTGGATGTAGTCTCCTTGCTTCAGGAAGATTGTGGTGTCACCATTAAATCCATTACACTCAAGGAATTTAGATCCTTTGCTTCCAGTGAAAGTAAAATCAGTTATAGAGATTAGTTTTGCATATGGAGACTTAGAAGTTTCCAGGTCAGCAGTAAAGACATTGTTTCCGCCAGATCCATAAGAACATCCAAAAGATTTAACATCATTTGGAGTATATGTTTGTACACTGTTTCTAACGAGGATAGCATCAATCTTTACACTTGTAGTTATACTTCCACTAGTTGGAAGGTCTACAGTTACAACAGGTGGTTGTGAGTAGGTTTGTGTGAAGGATCCTTTACTTAGAATATCAATTCCATGAACAAATCCATCAATATCACCAAATACATTGACTTTAGATGTATCGTATGGAACACCATTGATAGTAATACCAGCGGTTCCTTTAGTTCCACCTGTAGTTACATTGTAACCACCACTTCCTCTGTACTTAACTACGAAGCGTGAGATGGTATTGTCTGTAGCAATTTTTGCTGAATTCTCGTCTTCGTCTCTAATTACCTCTCCTGAAATAAACTTACCAGAAAGAGCAGTAATCATTAACTCATTTCCAGTAGAGAAGGTAGAACCCGAAGATCCCTCAATAACACCATATGCTCCACTAGTAATACCAAAGATATACTTTCCTTTTTCAAAAGTTCCTGTTTCAATATCAGAATCTAATGTAATTTTGGTGTAAAATGATGGAGCAAAATAACCAAGACCAAAGATACCATTATATGCAACCTGTCCACCAGATAGTTTACCTTTAGAGATAGCAGTATCAGAGTCTGGGTTAAATCCAAATCCAGATTCTTTTAGTGTGAAGTTTCCTGGTTTTGCAACACCAATCAAAGGAGTAGTAACTGCTGTGTGGTCCCAAACATTTCCTAAGATTTTAGTAGATGCGTCAACTACATTTCCTTGATCATCAGTTCCTGCTAGTGGTTCCAGATATAACTGTCTTCTAGATCCATTAGAATCATCTACATCATAAGTCCTAACTAATCCTTTTAAGACTGCTTTGTCGCCCATCAATGTAAGTTCTGCAAATCTCTTTGCTACCAAAATATCTGGTCTTTCTTTGATTGCAAACCCAATCAGATCGACTGACTTGTATGTTGATGGAGCACCACCAGTATAAGTAAATGCTAAGTATAGTTTGCCATTAGCATCACAGCAATCTTCAAATGCTAAATCACCAGTAACGTTAATTTTGTTGATAAGACTTGGGGTGTCATCGCCTTTAGTGATGTCAACATATACTGTGACAATAGCAAGACTGTCACCATAAAGTTGTCCTCTTCTGTCAATAGAAGAACGAGTCCCAATTCCAGTTCTGTTTGGATTTGCAACTGAAGTTTGACCAGCGGCAAATTCAATATTCTGTCCTGCTGTACCGTCGTTAAATGTTTTGTATAGTTCTACATCAGGATATGCAGTTAGTTCGGAACCCTCTGCGTTGAATGGAATTGATCCATAAACGTTGGTGATTGGGTAAGTTGGAAGACCAGTAGTCTTGAGAGTGATATTTTCTGCGTCTACTGTCTCTCTTGCCTTATTTACTTCAAGATACTTTGTCTCTTTGTTGACAATTTCATATCCTCTAATATATGCTTTACCTGATCCAATATTTGCAACCATCTTTTGGGATGCATCTTGGAGGGAGAGACCATTAACTAGTCCATCTTCTCCCTGAGCATACAGACCATTGTTGTCTTCACTCTGGTAATATTCTCTGACACTAACATCGAATCTATCTACAACATAGTCACCAGACTCATCGTAAGTTCTTCTTGCTAGTGTATCTTCTAGAATAGTGTAGTCAGCAGGTTTAATTTGCTTTTGGATTACACCACTCTTTACAGTTAAAATCTTGATAAAGTTTTTATCTGTTGTCTCAGATAACCCATACTTTTCAAGGTTTAATTGAATTCTTAATCTATGAGCACCAGGAGCAGAGAAGTTAGAAGAACCAATAGCATTATCGTAGAGGCTTGAGTCTTCTTCGGGTGTTACAATAGATTCTTCTACTTTGAATCCAATTTTTGCGGAAGGTGCATTGTAGTATGGATCAATAATGAATAGTTCTGCATCATTACGAACAAAATATCCATTGATGAAATAGATACCTTCTTCTACCTTGACAGCAGAAGCGTAACCCATTGCGGGACTTTCTACAACAGTTACATCCTGAGTATCGGGGTTTACTACAGTAACAGTAGTTGGAAGAACACTACCATCTGTTCCAACTACCAGCAAAGGAGTGTTAACACCATCAATAACTTCAAGAGTCTCACCTTGTCTAAAAGTAGACTCATTACCAGCATTACCACTTGTTACATAAGTAACGAACAAAGTATCTGCGCTAGTTTCTGTTGATGTTTGTACCGCGACAAGATTTGCTACAACACCAGAAGTAAGACCTCTAAGTTGTTGACCAACCAACTGTGAAATGTCATACTTTCTGTAAACGATAGTACCACCTTCGTTTACTGCAACTTCAGAAACAGAAGATAGTTTTACATAGTCTAATTTATTGTTTAGTCCAACCTCTCCAGGTACAATCAACTCTCCCTGCTTGAAAGTATTTTTACCAAAACTTTCAATTTGATTTTGTAAAACAGATTGTAACTGTGTTAACTCCCTGCCTTGAATAGAATATCCAGGGCGGAAAAGGATTTTATAAAAATTCTTATTGTCGTCAAAATCCTCAAAATAAGGAGAAACATTAAGGTTAGTCTTCTGTGGCATGGTACTCCGCCAAATACTAGCATCTTGTCTTTAGTATTTAGTAGAGATAAAAAAAATCCCCCGATCTCTCGGGGGACTTAATCGTATTTAATTTTGATCAGAATTCGATGACAAGTTTGATGTCTTCAATCTGGTCAGGAGCACGAGTGATTAGTCTTCTGTTCTCAATGTAGATGATATCACCAGAGTTGTTAGCAATCTCAGGAGTTCCTAGACCGTTAGCAAGAGTGACGCCCTCTAGAGTTCCGTTATAAGTGGTATCAACATTACCATCAGCAGCAGATGCAGCACCACCAACATCTACAGCACCATTTGCTTCAAATGGATAAACTGCACCATTGTGGAGGTGTTGATCAGGTGATTGATAATACTTAAGGATACCATCAGTTGTCGAACCACTATCAAGAGTCCAGGAAACTACGGTGCCTTTTGCAGTGTTGCCATCACCACGGACTTGTGTGATTAGTTCGTCGGGGATGTAATCTGCAGTAGATCCAGTAATCTTAACTGCATACATACCGTTCAAAGTGGAAGCAGTTGCATAAGAAGTAGTACCCCAATCATAAGGATCGGTTACTAGACCAATACGGCGGAAGTCGTTATCTACAGGGAAGTCACCCGAACCTTCTGCATAGGTTAGGCGAATGTTTGTCATAACGCGCTTTGCATTCAACTCGATGTCTGCAGCAGCACCGTGCCCGCCCTTAGGAGGAAGTACAACTTCGATTGCACCAGTTGCACCTGCAGGTGTTGCAACACCAGTGGTTAGTCCCTGATCGCTATAGAGATAACCGTTGCTTAGAAGAACATTAGCGTAGGTGTAGTCTTGACCACGACCAACTACAGTTGCGGTGCTGATCGCTCCACCTGCAGTTGTTGAGATTTGTACAACTCCGTTGGTTCCATCGCCTTGGATAGCAGCGTATAGAGTCTGTGAAGGAGGTAGATTGCTACCAGCATCTTCGATCAGTGCAATGTCAATAGAACCACTAACTGCCAATGCTTCAACAGCAACTCTGGTTGACTCGGTAGGTAGTACAACAGGCATGAAGTCGGAAGAAAGGAACTTCAGTACATCATCAGTTGGTAGGGTGTACATGTACTTCCATACATAACCAGCACCAGATCCTTCGGTAAAGATTCCAGTAGTGCCATTGTAACCAGCAGCAGCAGTAGAAGGTTCTACGGTTGCGTTCTGACCAGTTGGGTTAGCAGGGTTTTCGCCATTGTAGAGGCACTTGAATACTTCATAGTTAGTATTCATTACATAGAACTTAGCATCAGCAATGCTATCAAATCCTAGAGCAGTTTGCTTACCAATCTGTCCACCACCTGCGGGAGATGCAGAGTAGTCAGGTTTCCACATGTCGAACTTGGGATTACTGGAAAGATCCCAGTTATAACGACGGATTACTGCACGGGCATTAGCGTCGGTTACTCTCTTTGCAGCAATGATGTCATCATAAACACCAAACTTTTCTGTTTGGTTATCTAGAGGAAGTGGGGGTGCATCTTCTGTTGCGTAACGATACACACCAGTTACAGCAGTAACAGCGGTGTCATTAGCACCATCCCACTCTTTAAGAGTAGATCCAGTGCCAGGAGCAGACGCTGTACCGTTGCTTCCAAAAATTGCACTCAGTAGAACTGAATTGCTGTAAACTTTTTCGACAGTTCCACGGAAAGTTGCGCTTCCGTAGTTAGTTCCGACATAGACTTCGTTTCCTACGGTGAATGATCCACCGTCTACCGAGTATACTTCTAAGTATGCTCTCCATGCTTGGGGGCGACCTACAAAGAAGTAGAGTCTGGTACGGTCGGCGCTAGCATCGTTTGCGCCTTCACTAAGCGATTCGAGGAATTGCTTCGCATTAAAAATTCTAAATTTATCAGAGATGATAGCAGCCATTGGTTTCTTTTTCCGACGTTGTGGTTTATGCCAAAGTTATTTATATTTATACCGATATTTAGGTAATTACAAAGGGGATAACTTCAGACCCATTTGTGATTGTAGATGATCCATTATATACAGTACATCCCGTAAAGGTTGTTGCTGTTTTTCCAGTATACTGAATGACTCCTCTGGTAGCTCCTGATCCATGGAATATATAACCAGAAGTAGGGAAGTAGTCGG